ACGGAGGCGTAGTTGTTCGACTGGAACGCCAGGTACTTGACGGGGTGAGCGAACGCCAACTCCATCGTGGAGCTGGGCGACACAAACTGGCGCTGTACCTGGGTGATCAGCATGTCCTGCTGCGTCTTGGCAAAGTAGTCGCGCTCGCCCTGGTCGAGGTAGATGAAGTTGGACCAGACGATGTACTGGAGATCGCTAAAGGCGGTCGACGAAGGAGAGGCCGTTCCGGCCAGGGTGCCCCACGTGATGCGAATCTCGATGTCGTGGTACTGCAGAGCCACCAGAGGCAGGGCCGATTGCCAATCCTTGCAGAAGAAGAACTTGAGCGCGTAGAACGAGTTGGCGTTGTACCCCGGCTCAGTACCTGCCTGTGCGGGCAGCATACGCTGGTTCAGGTTTACGGCACCCACCACCGGCTCGATGCGAGTCGAGAAGAAGGAGTCCTGGGTGTCAATCACCTGACCACCGATCACCAACTCCACCTTGTCGATAATCTTGGCTGGCCACTCCAGGTTGGGAACGGTGGCACCCGTCGAATCACGGGCAGTAAAGTACACATAGGACAGCAGATCACCCTTCTTCTCGAAGCGCACCGTCGACACACCGCCGGCTGAGGGCTTGCCCTGGATGAGCTGACGCTCAACCGAGTTGGCGAAGTGTGTGTAACGCTTGTAAGAAGACCGGTAAAATGAGACCTCGGGCTTGCTCGTCAGGTAGGCGTCCTGAGCGCCGACCGCAACAAGTTGAACGATGCCACCACTCATTTATCATTCAGACAACCTTTTTTTTCACGACGATGCCGCAGCCGTGTATTGAGAAAATGCTGGCTGGGCCAGGGGGTTGTTCGCGCGGACGTCCCGGGCCAGGTTGAGGTCCAGTGGGGTTTCGCCACCCTTCTTGACGTTGAGACGGTTATACTGAGGGGCGACGTACCGATAGTTCTTCGATCCGTCAGCCGGGCGAATGGGTAGCGAACCAGCCTCGAGGCGAGTCGTCGTACCGGCGCCAATCATGCCGACGGGATCCTGGCGAACGTTCATGCGGCCTGGATTTCCGGCCCGATCTGGGTTTGAACGATTCTCGGACCAACGAGTCATATTGTTGTTCAGGAGCGTGCTGTCGTACCCCTGACCGACGTAGAATGCCGGTGCGCCTTCGCCGAGCGTGTCGTCGCGGTAACCCGTTTCTTGACGTCTCGTCGTGCGGCGAGTCTTTTGGAAATCCGGACGGCCTTCTGGGCCCGTGAGTGCGCCACCCTGACCCTGGCCTCTGTTCTGAGCCGGCGGGCGGTTCCACGCCTTGGTGGGCTTGGCGTGATGGGTAATCTCGCCCATCGTCGTGCCGCCATTCTTCACCACCGGATTGACTGGGCCGCCCCACGTGCCTGGGAGGGTGGTCAGCTTCTCCTCGTTGATGTTGTTCGGTGAGACACGGAAAAACTGCTGGAAACCACCCGCCGCCGGTACATTCGGATCGAGGCCGAGGCCGCGTCCGACGTACACCTTATCGGCTGGGTTCAGGTTGTTCATCTTGTTCGTAATGTTTTCGCGGTAGACTGTCGAATAAACCGGCTGACCGAACGGGAATCGCTTTCCATCCTTGGAAATGTCACCCAAGTTCCGAACCGCCTCCTTCGGGGGCAGGTAGGCGTCACCGATGCGACGACCGAACGACGGGTTGATGGGTCTCATCCCGAAACCGTCGGCGCGCATCCCGGGTGAGGCTGCAGCCAAATCCGTGTCGACCGTCGTAATTTTCGTGGGCGGAGCCGCCTTGACGAGCCCCGCCTGTTCACCCTGTTCCTCCTTGGCGTCACTGATCTTCTTCCCCACGAAGACGAGTCCGGCGACGGCAGCGAGGGACAATGCCATATTAATCTATCCTGATATATTTATTGCTTTACGCTGTAACGTTGGGCAAAAGCTTCAGACTGGTACATTGCGTACGAGCTGATGGGATTCGTCTCCATCACACGAATTTCATTTTCGACACCGTACAGACGAGGGAAATCGAACGGCTGCGCCGTGTAATACTTCCCGGAACGGGAGGTGGTCTGCGAACGAAGAGCATCATCCGTCATCACGATATCGACATAATTGGTGTTGCCAGGGCCCTTCCATATGTCATCCTCGAGCACAAGACCATCAGTCTGGAGACGAGGCATTTATTACTAGTCGACAAAAGAATTAACGAGCGCCATTGCCGCCTCGCATCTGGGTTCGTTCTGGGAATCGGGCGTTCGGGTTTCCTTCTGGATCGCACGCGCCAGGAGTGTCCCGACATTGCGGAGCAAATGGTCGTCCATAAGAAGCCTGAGCAAAAGCCGTCTGGTCATTTGGAATGGTTGTACTGGCAGTTGTGTAGAAATTACGTTCGGCGTCCCGAACACGCTCAAAGGGGTGGATGGTGTCCCACTCCTTCTGAACCTCCTCACGGACTGAGGGATACCAGGCTGCTGGGGCGCGATCGGGCTGAGACGAGTACTCACCCATCAGAATATTGCCCATCGGGTTGTCCAGCGACGGCAGAGTAAACCCTGACGTGTCGATGCGGTAATCTCTGGAACGCTCACCGTCTGGGATCATCCCGTTGAAATAAAGAACGTAGAGCACCGTCAGCACTAATAGACCGAGCAGCACGACCCGTGCGTCTTTACTGGTGGCAAACACCAGCACCGACGCGTAAATGATGAAACGGGTCGTCGCCTCTACGCGCTCCTTGGCCGACTGGCGATTCGTCGGCCAAAAGTCCAAAAGCTTGTTCTTCTGGAACACTTCCTGAACAATGTCCATATTGAGACATGCCTAGATCTTTTTCGGGCCCTCGAGCTTTCCACCCGGCGGCCCCATGAGGCCGGCCATGAGGCTCGACATATTCTTCATCAGAGCCTCCTCGGAGGTAATACCCTCCTCGGTCATCTGCTTGGCACACTTCTCCGCGACGCTCTCAATCATCGAGAGCGTCTCGGCTGGGAGCGCCGAGATGGTCGTCGCCAGAATGTACATCGTCTGGAGGTACTTCCAGATCGCCTCCTTCGTGTTTGGCGACAAGTCATCCGTCCAAATCTTCATGAGGTTCATCTCCTTGAGAATCGGAATGTCGTCGACGTGCTCCTTGAAATACACCTCATCCTTGGCCATCAGCTGAGAAGCCACCGGGCCAATAGACTTCATGTAATTCTCGAGCACCATACGGGGCCGAGTCTTGCGTACGAGACTGAACGATGCCTGGAACTTGACGAACGACTTTTCCTCTGGGAAAGTGAGTACCAGTTCGTCGAGAAATTGCTGCATCATGTCATTGAAGGCTGAAACGGTGGTTGCCATTATGGTCTATCAGTGTCCTATTACTTTAACTCAGAATGGCTCGGATGATATCGACTCGTGTGATGCGTTCCCTTGCTGGACGATGATATACACGAGCAGGCCAACCAAAAACGCCGGCTTGAAATACGCTGAATTGGGAAGTTTTTCCTTGTTCATCGATGATTTGACGTGAATGTAGACGACTGTCGCCCCGGCTGCGATTGCAGCCGCCGACATTGGATTACGAAAGTAGTGATCCATATACTAGAGCACTTTACTTTTTCTCGGGCGCATCGTCGAACAACGTTTCTTGGTGAACAGGCGCCGGTGTGTTTGGTGCCGGCGTTACTGGCACCTCCTTGACTTCGCTCGATTCGTCTGCCAAAGCCGGCGTCTCCGGGGCTGGCTCGGTCGCCTCGGCCGCCGGATCCGGGGCCGGTGCAGCCTCCGTCTCCGTCTGGGGCTCGGGCGCCTCCTCGGCGTCGGGCAAATCGGCAGGATCGGCGCCGACGCCGTGATCGATGTCCATCTCGCCGCTGGTAAACCCTGGAATGTACGTATCCAGAATCTGTTGCACCGGAATGAAATCCTCGACGATATCCTTGATGCATTTCGTGATGCGCTGAGTCATCGCGGCACGCTTCTCGGAATCCTTCATCTCGGTCGCGACAATGTACGGATCCTCGTAAAGATCTTTGGCGACCGCGATGTAGCACGAGTGTACAAACACGTCATTCGTCGGCAACTTGATGTTCAGCTTCCTGGAATCGCTGGAGATGCGCACGGCCGACATGATCTTCACCGAAATGACAAACACAGCCGCGAGCAAGTTGGGAAACAGCGCGCACGTCTTGATGATGGCGTCCGTGTGCTGCTTCACGATCGTGTTGTTCCAATTCTTCACCTCGACGAGCAACGCCTGAAACTGCATGAGCGTCTTGCGCCCCTGGGACACTTTCTTTGCCTCGGCATACAAGTCAAAAAAAGCATCAATCATAACTGGCGCCATCGCGCCTGAGAGTTTGGCCATGTACTTGCGCTCGGCTTCGACAAGCACCTCCATATACTATATCTAGCGCTTTTTTGAACGAATACTTTGCGCAGTCTTGTGGAGGTTTGCGAGCGTCGGAAGCTGCTCTTCGTTCGAGTGATCGATGACCACCACGTGATTGCTCGGCGTCGGTTTTTCCCAAGTGACATGGACAGTCAATGGGGCTGTCTTCCTGACTCGGTATCCGAGTCGGACGAGCTGACGCGAGAGGTAGACCGTCGCCGTCTCGACATCGTACGCCGGGAAACCGATGACGAAACGAGGCGTCGTCAGAAACACTTCGTGCATACCGAGCGTCGCGGCGTTTGAAATCTTTCTCGAAAACTGTTCCAGGATTGCACGATATGTTGATTTTTTGACATCGAGTCTTTTTCGTTCGCGTTCGGCAAGTTCTTTTGCCGTAACGACACCCATACTTTATTGCTCGGCAAATTCTATCGCACTCGAGCGCATCAATGTTCCCGACGCGGCGCTGGTTGTCGCCTGGGCGCGCTGCTCCAGACGCGTGTCATCGAGCCACTTGCCGAGCTTCGAGTCAAAGCCCGCCGAGCTCGCCTTGAGCTCGTCAAACTGTTTGTCGAGCGCCGTCTGCATGTCCTCGTAGGTACGGTACTTGTCTTCGACGAACGGCATGAATGGCCCCTCGGAATCTGGGGCAACCTGGCCACTGACGCTGATCAGTCTGCCCTGAGCGTCAGCCTGGACGTCGTACTGGATCCCGAAATACCCACGTGTGTTCAGGAAGAGGATCCGAGCATTGTACATTTCGGATCCCTGGGAACCCTGCATCGCATGGATATAGATTGTCTGGACAGGGTAAATGTCCGGAACGCGTGCCTGGATAGAGTTGATGATCGACTGGATGATAGCCGGCTCGACTGGCTTTTCATCAGTCGCATTCTCGAAGCGCTCGGTTGCCGAGCGGCCCGAGTTCCAGATCAAAAATCCGAAAAGCGCCACCAGTCCAAATACGATGATCTGATCATCCTTCATTTACAAGTAGCGCGTCAAAAAAAAATACCAATTCCCTGACAGATTAGTAATGGCTACGCTGGTGTACAGCGATCGATGCCAGTATTCAGCCCAGGTCATCCGACTCATCCAGGAAAACCCGGCGCTCATCAAGGTGATGCGCTTTCACAACGTGACGACGCATGGCATCCCTGACAAGCAGGTGACCCGTGTACCGACTCTGTTGACCAATGACGGAAAGCTGCTCGTTGGTATCGAGGTCAAGGCGTGGGTCGACTCGATGGCCCCGATTCAGAACGTCGAGGCGGTCGATTCGTTTGGTCCAGCGACCACGTTACTCGACGGTACGGATAGCGAGATTGGGAACATGTTTGATCTGGACAGTTATGGATCATCGCTCGCCCCGACCATGACACCCGAGCTCGAACAGAAGATTACTCGCAAAGTTCAGGATGCGTATTCGAGCATGCAAAATGCAATGTAAAATTTTCTAGCCTAACAATACATGGACCCGACCAAGAAGATCATCCCTTTCCTGACCTTTGCTCTGCTCGCCAGCCCCCAGGCCTTTCTGCTCGTCCGCTCGGTCGCAGGCGGCTGGGTCGCCACGACCGACGGCCTGCCCAAGGTGGGTGGCCTGCTACTGCATGCGCTCGTGTTTGTGCTGCTGACCCACTTCCTGTGGAAGCTGGTCTACGGCCCGAAGAAGGTGGGTGGCTGCGGCTGCGGTATGTAAATTTCTACGCGAATAGTACATGGCAAAAAGACCTTCGATCCTGAAAAAGCGGACCTCACCTATACGTCGCAGCACGACGCCCCGGCGTCTTCAATTCGGCATGTTCACGACGGTCGGCACGCTCCCGAATTATCCAATACCGGGCATAGGATTTCTGCGTAGAAACTACCAGACCCGGCCGTTGACCCGGAACATGTTCCCGGCTGGTGCGTACGGAAACAGTCTGTATCACTCGATGCAGGGTCAGCGCCAAGCTCAACGCGCCAGAGTGCAGGGTCGTCCTCGGCCGACCAGCGCCAACAGACAGAGAGCGCTCAACGCCGCGCTGGCTGCAGCGGCTGAGCTCGTCAACCAGGTGCGCCGAAACAGAAACGCGCCGCCCAACTCTCCGCCCCTGCGTCGTCAAAACTCAAGGAACTGGAATCCTTACAACTAGATAAAGACATCGAGTGCTGGTAAGTCGGGCGTGAGCCCATCTGACCTTAGCTCAATTGGTAGAGCGAAGGACTGTAGTCGTTTGAAAAAAATCCTTAGGTCGGTGGTTCGATTCCGCCAGGTCAGACACGCCTTCATAGCTCAATTGGTAGAGCGCACGCTTCGTAGGGCCCCGTGTCAGCGTGAGGTATTGGGATCGTAACCCAATGGAGGCAGCCTGCCCTTGTAGCTCAGCTGGTTAGAGCGTGGTGCCACGGGCACAGTTTCACCGACGTGTACGTTTGGTGGGTCGGGTGGTTTGTTGTTTACCATCCAGACCCACTCTTCGAGGTCGGTATCTGACATTCCATAGTTCCACCAGATCTTTCTGGCTTTTTCCAAGGTCATCATTTAATATAAGTGGATTTTTGTCTCTATGTGTGCATAGTACAGCGCCCTTCCAAGGCTCAAGCTCGGGTTCGATTCCCGATGCACGCAGGCCCTATAACTCAATGGATAGAGTGTAAGCCTTCTAAGCTTGAAATCTGGGTTCGACCCCCAGTAGGGTCGGTGTCATTAGTGTAATGGTTAGCACGGAACTCTTATGAAGTTTCAGACCGAGATCGAACCTCGGATGACATATTTATTTGAATAGTAGGGTTTTTGCAAAATAAAACAGGACGAACAACGTGAGCAGCCACGCGATGACATTCATCAGTTTGGCAAACTGACAGTAAGCTGACGTGTCCTCCGAAGAGCAATTGACGAGGGTTCCAAGACCAAGGCCGAGACCGACGGGGATGTCACGGGAGCGAGCCATACAAACAACCGACATTTTTTTTGGTTCTATCGTCTAATGGTTAGGACACGAGACTCTGAATCTCGTAATGCGTGTTCGAATCACGCTAGAACCTGCCATTAAAAATGAGCATCCATGAGCAAGTATGTATTGCCCCAAGTGTGACTGTATCGTCACGACGACTGCACCATCTGGGTGTAAAAAATGCCTTAGGTGCTTTTTCGAATGGTGGCCCTCCGACCAGAGTACGTCGATAAACTGCTCCGTTCCCTCGTAACTCAGTAGGTAGAGTGTCAGGCTGTTAACCTGAATGTCACAGGTTCGAAACCTGTCGGGGGAGGGTTTTAATCCCAATCATATCATTATGAACGATGATATGATTGGAATTATTTGGTTTGGACAACTTGTTTGAATACGGCGCAGCTCGTTGGACCGCAAGTGAATCATGCTCTCGTTCTCAAGTTGACCCCGAGCTCTCTGCCCATTTTCTTAGAGACCCAGCCGCCAGGACGTACGGCGGCCAGGTTGATCAGACGGGCCAACTTGAGACGCGCCATGCGTTTCGGTGAAAACCTCCGGCTTTCGATGTTGTTTTTGGTGTTGTTCCAAAGGTTTTCATTTCGCTCGGTCGCATTGTTCATTCCGTATCTCAGACGGTAGTACTCGCGGATGATCGGACGCATGTTCCGGATCGCATGTACAACTTCCATGGCTTTCGCGTTTTGTCTCTGACGGAGTTTACGTTCTCTGGCGTGCCACATCAACATCATTCGGTGAGTTTGAGCTCGACCTTGAGGGGTGTTTCCGTAATTCTGTACAGTCTCGCGTACCGCCCGATTTATGTTGCCTGTCATCTGATAGTGTTCCAGTTCCAGACGATTCACCTCGGCGAACCGTCTCTTGAGATTTCCGTACAATTGAACTAGACGGTTATAGTTCGCCTGACCAGCGCGAAACTCGGCTTTGCGTTGGGCCATCCGACGCGGCGTCACCGGCATTTACCATCCTCCGAGAATTTAGTTGTAGACGATGAATCGGCCGCGCTTTTTCGCCTTGATCTTCTTGGTCTTTATCGCATTCTTCACAATCTTCCAGAGGTTGCGTTCGATGATGGTCGACAGACCTGACGCACGACGCGTCGTTCTAGGTTTGTACGTACTGGCAGGCTGACCCTTGATCGTCCACCCCATTATTGTCATGCCAGAAAATGTTTCAGTGCGAGTACTTGAAGCACTCCCATAGCTTCGAGACGTGTCGCCGTTCGGACAGCGCCGAAAACTCGTCGATCGTGTAGTCGTCACCCATAGACCTGTTGCATTTGCCGCAAATGGGACGCAAGTTGTTAATATCGGTCGAACCACCTTTACTTTCTGGGACGTTGTGACCCATCTCGAAACTAAAGGGTGTGATGATATTCTCGCACCACGTCACCAAGCACTTGTGCTTGAAGTGGACATCGCCGCAATAAAGGAGCCATACCTGTTCACGGAGCGCACCTGGTATCTTCTTCTTCATAAAGAAGGCTGGATCTAATTCTTTATCCGGATCCGAAATCCTTGTCCGAGTGCCCGCTGGGTCGTCTTAGCGGCTGCCGACAGGCTCGGCTTGGACCAAAGCAGCCAGCGCGACCAAAAGCCCGGGGTGTAACGGCCGCTCGGTCCCCAGTTTTCACGCCGTCTGTGACGCATGAGGTATCGGAGCATACGTGCGTGATTCTTGTGCCGCGTGTAGTCCGAGTAGCCACGCCGACCAAAGTCGACCGTCTGGCCCGTCTCGAACGTCGCCCGCCACTT